CCCCCTTTTTCTTTTCATTGACTTGGGGTATATTGGGCATCATTCCGGGGTTCCCGGTGCATCTGACAGTCCCGGCTGACGACATGCAGACAGATGCGCCCCAACTTGCATGTAAGGAGAAATCATGGCGACTACCACGTTTACCGGCCCAGTTCGATCGCAGAACGGCTTCCAATCCATCACTGTGGCTCCCGGTACTGGCGCTGTCACTGTTGACGCCACTTTCGGCACCGCTACCAGCGTGACCGATTTGACGACCACCAACCTGGTTTTCACTGACCAGAACCATCCCACCACAGCCGCAATCAACGCCACCGCAACTGCCACCGCAGCTGAAGTCGCAACTGGCTACATCACCTCTACTTCGGCGGCCGCTACAGTTATCACTTTGCCCACCGGCACTCTGTTGGGCGCAGCTCTCGGTGCTTCTAGAGGCACCGTGATGGACCTGTACATCGACAACACTGCGGGGGCCAACACGGTGACCATCGCTGTAGCTGTTAACGGTATCTTGTCAACCGCTGCTGCAGACACTGCCGGTTCTTTTGGCGACCTGACCGTTGCTTCGGGTGTGACAGGTTTGGCTCGTTTCACCATCATGTTCTCTAGTGCCACAGCATACGTCTTTACACGTACCGCTTAACTAAGGGGCCATTATGAGCAACAGCAACATCCAAACAGTCACTAAGACTGCTGATGCCCAAGCAGTCGCGGGCAGAACTCGCGTTGCTGGCCTCTACTACACATGCTCTGCAACAGCGTCTTCCTTTTCTTTGAAGAATGGTTCGACGTCAGCTGGCACTGCATTGATGACCATCATTACCCCGGCGGCAGCCGGTGCTTACGACATCATTCTCCCTGACATGGGCATTCTGTTTCCGGACGGGGTGTTTATTGACGTCAATGATGCGCAAGTAACCAGCGTAACGCTCATGTTCTACGGCGGAGCGGCTGCGTAATGGCCAAGAAAAGCCCTTCCCTTTCGGTGGGTCGCGGCGAGAAATTGCCCGTCTCCAAGGGGGCGGGCTTGACTGCCAAGGGCCGTGCTAAGTACAACGCAGCCACAGGTAGTAACTTGAAAGCACCCCAGCCCAAAGGCGGTAAGCGCAAGGACTCGTTTTGCGCGCGCATGGGCGGCATGCCGGGGCCTATGAAGGATGAAAAAGGCAAGCCTACCCGCAAGGCGGCTGCTTTAAGGCGCTGGAAATGCTGATGGACATTAACTTAATTTGGTCAAGCGTTTTATCCGTCGCACTCGGCGGATTGTGGTTTTTTATCCGTGAAAGAATTGAAGAAATCAAGCGGATAGACATCTTGTTAAACAAGACACGAGAGGAGATTGCCCGTGATTACGCAACTAACACAGAAGTGCAAAGAGTTACTGACCACATTGACCAACGCTTTAATCGCCTTGAAGCAAAAATTGATCAACTTATTCAACAAGCCCGCTAAGGAGCAGTGATGGCAACCTCGAAACTAAAGATGGTCAAAAAAGGCGGCAAAACGGTGCCTGCTTTTGCGGCCGACGGCATTGGCAAGATGAAAAAAGGTGGCATGGCCATGAAGTCCGCATCGGACAAGATGGGCCGTGCCGTGAAACGTAAAACGGCCGACGTTAAGGGCCGTGCAATGAAGAAAGGAGCCTGATCATGGCTGGAAAAGGTATGGGAGCCGCTACGCGCGGCGGTGGTGCCGTGATGAGCGGCCCCGCAAACAAGATGGTCTCTGAGCCTAGCAAGACCTCTGGTCCTGCGATGATGAAAAAAGGCGGCATGGCCAACAAGGGCAACATGAACGAGCACAAGCGCATGGCCATGGGCAAGCCCATCGGCATGATGGGCGGCGGCATGATGTCCAAGGGTTACGCTGCGGGCGGCGCTGTCAAGAAGATGTCCAAAGGCATGATGGCGGGCGGTAAACGCGCGAAGTAATGGCCTACCTCATCAGCAACATCCCGTACTTCAAGTGCTGGGTTAGACGCGAGTTTACCCACATGCACCAGAAGTACCATGGCGAGTATTTGCACGCAAATGTCATTGCGGTCAATACCATGCCGGATCGTTGCTTGAGTTTTCAGATCGTATTTACCGGGTGTGAAAGCCAGGTAGACGGTTCCGAAAACGTGCATGGGGGAGCGATGTGGGCGCGCATGCCTATCACAGCGCTGGTGGGGGACATCCCATTGGAGGAGTGGCCGGAGCGTATGCCTACGCACCTGGCACAGCCCTGGGATTGTCCTTCACACCACCACACTGTGGTGAAGTTCGCAAGAACCAGCCCCAGCCCATGGTTATGCAAGATTGATGGCGAGTTTTACACTGGCAGATACTTGTTCACTGTGGACTATTCGGAGAGCGAGGTAGCTGATTGCCCCGCACAGCACAAGCAGAGTCATGTTCTGATTTTGACCGATGCGGGCAAGTGGACAGGGAACATTGTGGCGCTGCCAAACAACCGCGTTCGGGTCACAAGCCCTGCGTTTTGGCAAACGGGGGAAGGAGCGCCTGACTTTCGGCCCAGTCAGTGGACACATTGTGCGGAGCAAGACGACTCGTACATGGATGCGCAAGCAACATTCGATAATCTGTACAGCAAATGACTACCTCCGGCACAACCACATTCAACTTGTCGATTGACGACCTGGTTGAGGAAGCATTTGAGCGCTGCGGCATGCGTCCGCAGAGCGGCTATCAGCTCTCGTCTGCACGTCGCTCGCTCAACCTGCTCTTTCTTGACTGGGCCAACCGTGGGTTGAACCTGTGGACGATCGAACAGGCCACGTATTCGTTGACCCAAGGGGTCAACGAGATCACGCTGTCCAGCGATACCGTCAACGTGCTGGAAGCCATCATTCGGCAGAACAACCAGGGCATCAACACCGACGTCTACATCGAGCGCATCAGCCGAGAGGATTGGCTGAACGTGCCTGACAAGACGACGCAGGCGCGCCCGGCACAGTTCTATGTGCAGCGCACCAACCAGCCCAAGGTGTTCTTTTATCCGGCAGCGGACCAGAACTACACGTTCGTCTACTACCGGATTCGTCGCATCCAGGACGCCGGCGACTACACCAACGACGCGGACGTCAACTTCAGGTTCTTGCCATGCCTGGCCTCGGGCCTGGCGTACTACCTGTCACTCAAGTTCTCGCCTGATCGTGCTGCGGCCTTAAAGGCAATCTACGACGAGGACTTCACGCGAGCGGCCTTGGAGGACAGGGACACCGCCAGCGTGCAATTCGTGCCGGATTTGGGGGTCTGAAATGGCCTACGCGTCTGGCCGCTACTCCCTCGCGCTGTGCGACTACTGTGGCCAGCGCTATCCGTACAACACCCTGCGCAAGAACTGGCAGGGCTACATGGTCTGTCCAGATGACTATGAGCCCAAAGAGCCGCAGCTCGAGCCGCTGCGCTATCGCGGCGATGCCATCGCGCTGCGTGACCCCCGTCCGGACCGGATCGAGCCTGTTTCTGTGTTTGTGGGGGCACCTGGCTTTACTGCCTTCCAAAGCTACGGCAGCGCTCGCGGAACCAATGACATGCGTCCTTACGTTGAAGGGCAGGCGCTCATTGCCCAGGGCGTCGTCGGATCAGTGACTGTGAGCACATCATGACCTACGACGAACTTGTCACCAACATTCGAAACTACACCGACGTGGACGCCAATGTGTTCTCCAACTCGGTGATCAACACGTTCATCACGATGGCGGAGAACCAGATTCTTCGTGAAATCGATCTGGACGTCTTCAAACTTGAGGTCGCGGGCACCTTGACCTCTGGCAACAAGTTTCTTGCGGCTCCGTCGGACATCCTGACGCACCGCTACCTGATGGTCACGGTGTCTGGAAACCAGATTTTCCTGGACTTTCGCGACACGTCCTTCATGAAAGAGTACTGGGCGGACGGCACTGACACCGGCGTGCCCAAGTACTACTCGGTTTGGGACCAGAACACCTTCTACATCGCCCCCACCCCGGCGCAGGCCTATGCGGTGGAGCTGGGGTACATCTACCGTCCGACGCAGCTGTCATCCACGAACCCCAATACGTGGATCAGTACCAACGCTCCTGAGGCGCTCTTGTATGCTTGCCTGGTT